GATCAGTTTTTATTTTCTGGTCTACCGATTTAACAGCGTGGATGATACTACTATGCGACACGTATCCGAAATAGTCCGCGAGGATCTGATACTGGATTCCGTAGTTTACCCGCAGCAGTCCCGCCGCAACTGATCGGGGAGTAGAGTATCGGAAGGCTCTGGATTTTTTGAAGAGGTCTTCCTCGTCTACCGAGAACTCATCGGCGACGAGCGAGCAGACTTTTTCGATTATGGCCTGCTTATATTTAGTGAGACCTTTAATTTTGTTTTCTGTTTTCATTGATGCAAAGTGTTCAAATTATCCGACTTCTCTTCGACAACACGCATAACGTGTTCCTCTATCGAATCACTGGCAACTAAAATCTTCTGAATGGCGTCGCTCTTCGCGCCGTTTCGATGGATACGACCCAATGCCTGCAGGTGGTCTTTGACATTGAATGTGGGCGAGATCAATGAGATCCGCTGCCTACTACCGTTGATGTCGTGCAGCGAGATTCCGGTTCCGCCAGCGGCGATGTTGACCACGATGACGTGTTCCGTATCGTCTTGGAAATCGTCGATCACCTGTTGCCGTTCTTCGGCAGACTGACCACCAACGATAGCAGGGCAATTCAACAACTGCTGTAGTGTCTGGGCGGTCTCCGTAAAGTTGACGAACAGCACAACACTGTGTCCCTGCTCTACGTAGTCCCTTGCCATGTCGGCCATGTCCTTCGCTTTCAGCGATTCAGCAAGTTGCCTTGCCCTAAGAAGATTGACCAAAACCCAATCGCTGTCCTCAACGGTTCCGTTCTCTAGAAGATTCGTGATGATCTCTGGCGTGATGTCGAGATCTTTATACACCTTCGCGATCTGAGCAGCAGTGCCGAACGCAATCGGCTCCACGAATACACGGTTCGCTTTAAAGGACTCGGGGAAGTCATCAACCGTGAGCCGCTTAACATTCTTCCCATACATGACCTTATTAAGATCACTGAGCTTGGTCTTACGACGAAGCTCCCATGCATTCCACTGGTTTTGGGAACAGCCGTATTGCATCATCCAACCGAACCAACTCTTGACACCGTCCTCCGCTTTGTTGAGATTATGGAGACCTAATGCGTATCCGATTGGCCGCATCTCAGTAGGGTCTTCGGCAGCGGTCGCGGACATCGCATGGATCGAGTAGCCTTGGGCCACTAACGACACTAACAACTGCGCGTTTTGCGTGTATGGTCCTTTGCATCTGTGAACCTCGTCCACTAACACTAATGTGTTTTTAGGCAGGTTCCACGTCATGATTTTCTTGCCGCGTTTGGACATGAAGTCCGTTCGGCCCGTTCTGATCTTCTCGTAGTTGAGGACGAAGAGCGGCTCGATGCCAGTCTCTTTAAGTTCGCGTTGCCATGACGGGATCACCGCCTTCGGACACAAGACCGCCACAGGTCTATTCAAAGCTTTGGCCAGATGAGCGGCTACTACTGTCTTACCGGTTCCGACATGGCTAGTGTCGAGTGAGTTTAAATTCAACTTGTGCTTCGCTAGGAAGAAGTCGAGCGCGTCTTGTTGTTTCGGATATAGCGTCTTCATTTATTGTCTATGAACAGACAAATAATTGAAGTCTGGCAATACGTCCAGAAAAATTTCAACTTTTTTTACCACCCCAAATATATCGGGCAATAAGGTAAGCGTCGATCATGCCGTCGTGCGGCGTCCGGCATCGTTTGTTCGCCAGCCAGTTCTCTGACGGCTCTAGCTGGTTTGCTAGTTCTAAGGCAACTTCCTTAGTCCTACCTTTAGGGACTCTGCCCAGCATGACCTTCTGCCACTTGTGGACTGACACACGCATTATGTTTTCGTAGTCGTGGGACTCAGCCATGCCGACTAATTTGCCAAACGAGATCGCCATTGACCGAATCGCTTGGCTACTCTTCGCGTGAGCTAGCGGTTCCTCGACCGCAAAGATAAAGGGGGTGTTTAGATCCATTATCCATTGATGGACCTTACGGATGTCGATTTCTTTTTTCTTCGACATCTGGAGAGTAGGCATACGGATTTTATCGATGAGACTGCCGTCGTGTTTCGAGATGGCGCAGAGTCCGCCATCTAGTCCGTTGTCTACTCCGACGATCAATTGTATTTTAGGAGTTATAATTGGGTGGGGATATACTCAGGACAATACATATTGTCGCAGTCATCTTCCACAGGCCCATCGCACGTCTCGCAGTGTTCATCCCGTTCCTCAGTGAGGAGAGCTTTCGCAAGAATCGAGTAGTTCACAAGATCCTCACAGGCGTCATCGACCGACTCGCCAGCTACCTGTAACTGACCGTCGTTCACGAACGACTTAATCCTCATCAGTTTATCCTGCATCCTCAACAGCAATCCGGTAACCGGATGGAGTCCTAACGATTTAGCTGACTTGAAATTAGCGAGCGCGTCTACGGTCTCAGTGCCACCGCAGTAGTCGCTGTTCTTTGCTCGCATGATGTCGAGCGTTTTAGCGCACGTCTCTTCGTGGAGACGGAATAGGGTTTCGGGTTTCATTTTACTGGTATTGAATCTCCTCTTAGGAGCAGACCGTCGCCCTCTGCTGGCACAAGAACCCTGATGCCTTTCGGTAACGACTGTAAGTAGAACACTTCGCGAGCCGTTGAAGGTCTCACACGATACCATAAGCCGTCGGCGGTATCGACAGGAAATCGGAAATCAGAACCCTCATCTACGCGGGTAATGAACCTAGCCCCTACTTCGGGTTCACGATCTTCAAACATTGTGACGGTATTAAATCTCTTTTCCGGTCTCGGCGTCAATAGTTTTTTTCTGCTTTATCGCCCCGCCTCCTTTGTCTGCCTTGGAGTTGTTGAGGATAGAAATATCGATCTGCATTTTGCTACTACCGCCACCAGTCTTCGCGTTAAGGCCTAAGTTACGGCGAATGAGTTGATCTAGTTCAGACATCTCGCGGATCGTCCTCGGACCACGCAGGGTCTTCATCGAGTCGCGCAGTAACTTAATTCCGGCTGCGGCTACGTAGTGCTGGTATTTGTCGGCGGGTGAGTTCTGGGCCTCTGCGATCTCGTTGAGGGTAACGTCCTCTTCTTTCGACGCTCGGAACCGTTCTTCAACAATGGCCGAACTCACGGTCTCGTTAAAGTGTTCCTCAATATCTTCTTTAAGCTGGTCTTTGTCGGTATCCGGTTTCAGGTGTTCGTCTTTGACTTTTGTGTTTTGGATCAGGTTGTCGAGAACCTTGCCGTCCGACATATCACCGTTTACCTTCGGAGCGACTCCGTGCTTCTTCAGCCATTTACGAATTGTGTTGCGGTGGACCCCAATGTGTTGACCAATCGCACTATTACTGTAACCTTCTTTGTTAAGGCGCAAGGCTTCGGCCTCGCACTCTCGTATAGGTTTTTCAGACATCCACTTAATTATGCCTTCCGAAGCAGACAAACGCAAGCGCGTTCTGGAGCCGCGCATAGACCCGCAATCCAAGAAAATGGACGTGGGCGGTCTAATGATCCAGCCCACCAGTCTCCTTACCGCTTTACTTTACGGTTTCGCGCACCACCCGAACGACAAAGCAAAGGAGTTCTATTTCTGGAGAGTCTGCGACGAACTCTGGAATCGGGATGAACTGCCGGAGAAGATGATGGTCCGCCATCCTTGGGCCGAAAAGATGATTCGGGCAGCGATTAAGCACAAATATCTGGCGGTAGGTGGTTCTGCGTCGTCCGGTAAATCACACACAATGGCCGCGTGGGGGATCGTCCAGTGGCTATCTCAGCCACGCGATACGCTGGTTCTGATGACCTCGACTACCTTACGGGAAGCACGAAAGAGGATCTGGGGTTCAGTGATGTCCTTGTTGTCCGTGATCGATGGTGCGCCGATCAAGATAAGGGATTCGATAGGAAACGCTGCCTATGTAGATGAGAACGGCACGCTTATCGAGAGAGCTGGTTTATCGCTTATCGCAGCGGAAAAATCTAAGACGCGAGAAGCAATCGGAAAATTCATCGGTATTAAGCAGAAGCGGGTGATAATGATCGGTGACGAGCTTTCAGAACTCTCTGAGAGCATTTTGCAGGCTGGTCTGACTAACTTATCGAAGAACCCATTCTTCCAGATGATCGGTATGTCCAACCCGAACAGCCGATTTGACGCTTTCGGCGTCTGGTCGGAGCCGAAAAAGGGCTGGGAGTCCGTAGACACACAGACCGCTGACAGGTGGACCACTAAATGGAACGGCCACTATCTCCGGCTCGACGGTGAGCGGAGTCCTAACATTACTTTAGGAGAGGTTAAATATCCTTGGCTACCTACCGCTGAGAAGCTGGCAGAGGACAGGGCGTTATTAGGGCCGGAGTCCAGAGGATATATGAGGATGGTTCGCGCCATTTTCTTCGATAGCGACGAGACAACCGGAATCTACTCTGAGGCAGAGCTTACTAAAGGTGGCGCGATGGGGGAGGTCGATTGGGCCGAAAAACCGACAGCGGTAGCCGGAATAGACCCTGCCTTCACCAACGGGGGCGACCGGACTATTATGTATACCGCCGAAGTCGGCTACGCCCGAAACGGCCAATACGTATGTAAATTGGGAGAGGCAATCCACCTAAACGATGACGCCACTAATAAAGCAGTTCCGCGCACCTACCAGATCGTCCACCAGATTATCGACCACTGTAAACGCCGTAATATCTCTGCTAATAACGTAGCACTCGACTCGACCGGAGCGGGTGCGCCATTCTGCGACGTGTTGGCTGGCGAGTGGTCGAGCGACTTTATGCGCGTCACCTTCGGTGGTAAAGGATCAGACAAGCGTGTCAGCATGAACAGCCAGCTTACCGGAGCCGAACTCTACACTAATCGAGTCTCTGAACTCTGGTTCGTCGGTAAGGAACTGCTGAGAACTAAGCAAATCTACGGTGTATCATCGGATCTCGCACAGGAAATGTGTGCCAGAAACTACGACATGACTAAAGGAACAGGCACGCTGAGAGTGAAGATCGAGTCGAAACCAGAGTTCAAGGCACGGTTTGGTCGCAGTCCAGACTTGGCAGATGCTGCTTTCTTGGCTCTCGATTGCGCTCGCCAGCGATTAGGATTAGTGGCTGTTGATCCACCGAAAGACGATGACGGTAAGGGGTTCAGGAAACGGGTTACGATTAAAAGTCTTAGTGGCGCACTCAATAATCCCGACACCAGTCTGATCAGCTAAAAAAAACTTTTCTCTGAGGCTCTTAGTACTCCTTTATAAATAAAGGGGTACTAAAGGTCTGGGAAAAAAGTTTTTTTTGCCCCGAATCCCGAAGATTGACACTTGTTCCTAAAACCTGTATCTTTTGCCTGTGGCGAATAAACGATTCAAGCGGCTCCCTTCTGGCCGTATCCAATACCACGGCGAGACGTTCGCTGGCTTTAATAAGCCTAAACGCGCCCCGAAAGGGTCGAAAAAAAAATTTGTCGTGTTAGGCAAGGAAGGTGACAAAATCAAGAAAGTCTCGTATGGACATCGTGATTACAGCGATTTCACGAAACACAAGAACCCGAAGCGTCGGGCTAATTTCAGGGCCAGACACAACTGCAAAACCGCGAAAGATAAGACAACCGCCCGCCACTGGGCCTGCAAGCACCTCTGGTAGCCTCCTAAATCAATTAACCGCAGAACAACTATGAGTCCTAATGACCCGTCAAGCATGAGAAAAGATTTCTTTGATGAGCTAAAAAAACGCTCAAATAAGAGTTTACTAACCCCTGATGTATTAAATCAAGCAAAAGAAGAACTTGCTAAATACGAAGGTGTGTCAGGCGAAGCATTTGATGACACGATAGCTAAACAACAAATTAAGCCTTCAAATGTGAGGCTTGATACGTTCAACGAAATGAAAAGCCTCGCAAAGAGGCGTAAGCTAACCCCTGAAATATTCAATCAAAAGAAAGAAGACCTTAATAAGTATGCGGGTGTGTCTCCTGAATTGTTTGATTCGACGATGGCAAAAAACAAAATTCAGCCATCGGGGTCTCCCATGAGGTATGAGTATATGGACGAACTCAAGAAACTCTCAGGAGCCGGTAAGCTAACGACAGAAACTTTAAATAAAGCAAAAGAAGAACTTGGTAAATACGAAGGTGTGTCTGGCAAAGCATTTGACTCAGCGATGGCTAAAAACAAAATCAAAGGTACAAGTTTTTCATCGCCTGAAGAAGCTACTAATCGCGCTATATATGAGGCTAACTATGGTTCACCTCTTACAGCAATGGATATTCGGTCTAATGACTCCGGCTACAAATTCGGTAGTGGTGGAGCGTTGAGCCAAGGACTCACTGCGAATCAAAGATCCACACCAGCAACAAGAGTCAGCCCTGAGAGTACTAAGTATCGTAATGCAGAGCGCAGGCTTCGACGTAAAGGGTATACCAAACAAGCAGGCGAGATGGCAATGCAGAGAGAGCTTGTGCGTATGGGAGAGCCGCGAATCGACACGCCTGAATTGAGGAGTCAGAGAATGGCTCAGAAAATTCAAGCTGGAAGAGAAGCCCAAAGGCAAGATAAGGCTTATGCCGATAGTGCAAAACCGAGTTTTTTCCAGAACATTACTAGTGGTCTTGGGATCACAGAAAAAGAGAAAAAAGAAGATTCAAAATCTTCGATTAAAGATCTTAGAGATCCTATGGATAACTGGAATAGATTTGGGGAATTCGGTTACCCGCCGATATCTAACCAATCTTACAAGTAACCACTAAAATGGCTATCGACTACAACCAAGATATCGCCCCACTACGCCAGCAGTATTTCCCAATGCTCGCTGGCGAAAGAGGTTTTGACCAATCGATGAAGTATCGTCAGGATGTCCTGATGCCTATGCGTATGCAGACTATGAAGATAGAGCAGCACGCTATGTCTATGAAAAGGCAAGAGATCGCCTTTGAAAGTCAAAAATTAGGTCTCCAGAAAGCTAGAAGAGACGCTCAGAGGCAGAACGAAGCTTTAGAGTATGCCCCTAAAATTGATTCTCTAGTTAACGGTATCCTTGATGATGATACCCTGAGTCCTTTAGAGCAGCAGGAAGAGCTGAATAGAAGTCTAGTCGATTACTCTTCAGTAATCGCATATAGTCCAGTCTTAGCTAGTAAGGTTACTGCCGCAGAGAAAGCTATTGGCGCACAACAATCAATTGAAGATCAGAAGAAAAAAGACGCGCTAGAAGCGAAGCAAGATAAACTCAGAGAGGAATCTCGATATCTTGAAGCGATGAAAATAGCTTTGGCTAATGGTGACGTTGGTTTAGCTAATAAATTAACCGAGATGCCGGAGGGTTACGGAGGCGTTGGAATAACTCCCTTAGAAGAGGCTATAAGGAGTGGTGCGGCATCGAAAAAGAAAGAATTAACAAATTCAATTCTAGCGTCACAACAAAAAGCAGAAGACGAGTTCCGAAAACAGAATCTGTCTCTTTACCAAGGTTATTTCGATCAAGTTTCTAAAATAGAACCCAAAGAACCGGAATATGTCGAAGAGGGAGAGGAGACGCCATTCGATCTTAAAAAAGCGGACAAGGATACTCTTTATAGCATATACTCTAAACTAGATCCCGTAAAATACCCAGCCACACAAGTAAAAACTATTTTACAGGATGTTACTGATCGCCAATTAAGAAGCGCACTTTTAGGTGTGCTAGGCACTAAAATTAACGAATTCTCTCCTAAAAAAGAAAGCAAACTTTCTAAAGCCTTTACTGCCCCGAAGACCGAAGATTAAAATCTCCACCTAAACCACATACACCTATTATCAGCTATGACTGACTACGAAAAGCTTGTTGGCTCACTAACTTCGCCGACCCCCGAACCTGAATTTGAGAATTTTTCAGACTGGTCTTCAGAAAGACCCGCCGAAGAAGAGGATACGGAGACCCGTATTAATTATGCGAACTACCTGCGTAAAACGTATATTGATGCTGGTGCAATGTCTCTTAACGCGGAGCAGGAGATTAGTAATGGACTGTATCAATCTTTAATTGCAGAAGGCACTGTAGAGAAGGGTGATGTGGATGGCTTTGCGGCACTCACGGCCCCTAAAGGAGTTTCTAGAGAAGCCAAGTTGAACATGATCCAAGCTAGGATCAGTCAAGATGATCCTGACTGGACTACTATCACGGAGTTCAAAGAAGCTAACCGGATGCGGTCGGAAGACCCTACATCTATTGGAGACGATACCTTCAATGAATTGCAGCTTAAATCTGACGAAGCTATCGACCGTCAGTATGATGTCGTAAAGAAACGAATGCTCCGCGCAGGAGATCTCCCTTTCATAGCTACCACAGACGCAGAAGGAAACCGCAGAATTATTGCAGGCGACTCTGCCTTAAAGTTTGATAAACTTAGTGACGCGCTCGCCGCTTCTTCCGCAGGAGATGTGTCATTGTCGGATGCTCTCGATGCTCAAAGGCAACTAGAAATCCCTTCTTGGTCTACTGTCCCTGTTTTCAAACTGAATCGATACAACGAGGCAAAAGCAATGATCGACTCATTGTCGGGGGGTTCTTCTAAATTAGGAATCCAAATCGAAGCCCACGCTAAGAACCTAGCTGAGTCGGAAGACGAAGGGGTGATGGATTGGTCTAAGAGAAGGTTGGAAGATGTCGGAGATTTCTTCAGCGGTATTTTTGGTGGAGATCACGATGCTGAACGGAGAATGGGTGCAGTAGAACGCGCTCAAGAAGTTGATCGCTCAGAGGCTATCCGTTCTATCGCGGAAAAGCTCAATAACCGGAGCGGACTCGAGCAAGGAGAGGAATATACCACAGAAGAAATCGAAGCTGCCTATAACCAAGCTGTCTTAGAGAAGGCTACCAACAGTGGGATGTTTGAATTCTACGAAGGGAAAGAAGCTGGGAAGAATCTCAGACTGACTTCTTTCGGAACTCCTGTCGTTCACTCGGCTGCGATGGTGAATGAAGATGCTTTCAACGATATGTTGAAGGCCCGACCTGACATCGATCCTGAAACACGTCGGGTGTTAGAAACAAATAGGGTTGCGTTATTGGATCAAAACTTTGAACGCTACGCAGACATTCTCAGTAGGAGTGGCGTTGACGACGAGTGGAATGCGGCTTTGATGCAGGGAAGGGCCGACGGTAAAGCTAACCACAAAATCTTGAATGATTTCTTAAAGGATGAAGAAAACTACAGTGAGTTTACTGAAAAAGCTGCTGGCGTAGGTTGGTCTGTAATCGACGGCTTTGGGACTCTTCTTGCTGCTGTTCCGGCAGCTATGGGTAGTGAGATAGCTACCGACTACTTAGCAAAGTCAGCGCAGCGTAGTGCTGACAGGAGAGAAGTAGCTAGAATGTTCAACCAAGAGTATGGTTACATCCAAGAAATTGCGGAGACCATAGTCCCCATGACGGTTGATATTGCAGCTACTGCTGCTCTAGCAACGGTTACTGCACCTGCCGCTGGAGTAGGAGGCGCGGCATATGTGGCTGCACGCGCTGGTTCTTTCGCTGCCGCGAAGGCTATTACTAAAGGAGTGGTGGCTCACACCATTAAAACCGCTCCTAAGAAGATTACTACTTTAGGGTTCGGTAAAAGCAAAGGATCACAGACGATGGCTCAAGTAATTGAGCAAGCGGTGAAAACGGGAGACGGCAAGTTAACTAACGACGTTATGAAAGCGTTCAATAGTAACTTGGCTGAGAAGATCGGAACTAGTTCGGCTGTTTTTGTCCCCGCAGCTACCAGATCAGGTGCTGCGACTTATGGTAGTATCACTAACCACCTTAGAGAAAACACAGATCTCTCTGATGAAGAAATTAGAGACAGGGCTTTAGGTGCAGGTTTAACGAGTGCAGCGATAACAGGTATTATTACTTCTGGTTTTAGTCTGATGGGTCGTGGAGGACTAGATGACGCCTTCCTTCGCGGAATGTCTTTCAAAGAGTTGAAAGCGGTTACTAACAGAGTATCCGGTTTCGCACAGGATATTAAGGACGAAACTTTGTCAAAAGCGATCAAGAAATCGATAACTAAATCACTTAGTAAAAATGGCAAGATGGCTAGAGTTTTCTCATACGGCAAAAACTTTACTGACGAAGCTATGGAAGAGGGACTCGACCAGTTCGTCAATAGCTTCGTAGAAGACGCAGCCCTTGATCAAGACACTCCGCTATTAGAGCGTCTGACGCAAACATTTCACGCTGCCATGATCGGGGGTATCATGGGGGCAGGTGCGCCTATTGTTCAGAAAGTTGGTTCTAGGTTGGCGATGAATGAGCAGCGTAAGTTTGCTCAAGTAGATCGTCTTTACGATCAAATTGCTCAAGACGTAGAGTTAAATCTAAAAGATACAGGTAGCCCTATTTCCGCTGCTGTTCTCGGTAGGTATTTTAGATTGGGTGCGAAGGAGGCAACTCGTCAAGTGCCGCGACAGTCCGCTCCAGAAGTTGCGCCAGAACCTACGCAAGAAGTTGCGCCAGAACCTACGCAAGAAGTTGCGCCAGAGCCTACGCAAGAAGTTGCGCCATTGCTTGAAGGGGATCAACCTGAAGCATCGGATAGGCCGACTTACAATATAGCCCCCTCTCCACCGCCAAACTCTTCTCTTCTCACAGGAATCCCTGAGCTTGACGCGTTACTGGAGCCTGCGATTGAGATGGATGAAGGTGTGGAGAAAATAGATGCTTTTAAGAAAGTATTTTTCGACTGGGCTAAGACCAAAGAGCAAGACTTCATGAATATGCCTGAAGAAGAAATAGGCAATCTTGAAGTTGAAATTGACCCTGCTGCGTATTTTGCAGGATCTGCCGACGCCACTGATGGGAGGAGAGTATTCTTATCGATAAGTCCTATGGGAACCCCCTTAATTAGGCTTATCAATAAAGACGGTAAACGCGTCGCCCCTAACAAAGTAATTTCGAGCGACCTATCTAGGGGTAGGATAAAAGTAATTGGGGAATTCAAGAGAGTTAACTCCAAAACAGAACAGGCAGAAGCTACGCAAGAGACGAATGAAGATGATGTTATAGAGTCATTTAACGAAAGAGATCCTGAAGAACTCAGAAGAATAGCATCCTCTGCGCTCTCCGATATTAAATCGGGTCAGTATCCTAAAGCATCCAAAACGTATACTCCCCCTCCTCCTAACCTTTCATTCTTCCAGAAAGGCAAAGAGATTACAGAGACAGAGGTGCAAGAAGCTGAAGCAGTTTTAGAACTAGCGAATTTAGGTTACCCTGTAAGGATTACTTCCGCTAAGAAGCACGGCGTCCCGTTGACTAGAAAAGACGTATCAAAAGTTTCCGATTACCTTGCCGATAAAATCTACGATAAATGGCCTTTGATTGAGTTGGAGTCTAAAGAGGGAGAACAAACATTTAAAGGGCAGCGGATTACTTACTTCGACCCAGTCACGAAAGAGAAAGTAGAAAGCAAAGTCATCAAAGGCAGGCTGGATTCTAAAGGCAACGGTATATTCAATAACGACCCTGTCTTGATGGCTCAGATGCTGGCCCACAACATCCGAATCCCTGTTCCCGATTCCGTGAACGTGTTCGACATTAACCCTTCAATCCGTAACGGTATCGTAGATGGTTACGTCACCCGTGTAGAGAAGACTCGCGATAATGGTTTAGGTGTAGAGCATTTAGGTAGCCCATTGAATGAGATTGTTAATGCTCAAGTGGACAAAAGCCGACTTGACGACTTAACCAAACTTCCTTTCACCACAGCAGGAATGGAGGAAACTGTAATGCCTCATGGAGCTACTCCAGTTAACGAAAGAGGCTACACCCTTCCGGTAGGGGATTCTCTATTTACCTTTGGCGATATCCGTAATTCGTTGATCGACTATACACAAGCCGTCACGAAGGATTTCGAGATGATCAAGATCCACTTACGTAGAGGTAACAAAACAGGATTGGACTTACTTGAACAGTCTGACACAGGAGCGGTAACGCCTATTTTCGAGGCGTATCACGAATACTTATTCCTTTTGAATTTGTTCTCTGTAAGGGACACGCTACTCAAAAGCACCACCCATAATTTCGCAGGAGGTGGTATCTTGGCTATTCCCGATAGGAAAGCTAGGAACTTCGCTGCTAGAGAGATAGCTACTAGACTGTCTATCGACAACATGGTGGTGAACAACAAGGTCAACACGAAGTTGTTGTCTTCTTCTCTTAAAGGATTTGTAAAGGCTGACGATAAAGCGTCAAACGCAGACATTATTACTGAGTTTGTCAACGAGCAGATTCTAAATAACAAAGAGTTTGCGAACAACACGATGCCCTCCTTCCCCGCTATCCTTAGCAAAAAGGTTAGGAAGTATGTTGATCAAGAGAAGAGCAGGAACATGGCCCAACAGAATTCTGTTGTCTCCACCTTCTCTGATCTAGCTTTAGAGCCGAATAATTTCGGGTCGGGAGATCAGACAGACATCGACGGCAATGTAATGGTAGAGCCTTTCGCTGGGTCTGGCCCTCTTGATCGTGATACTGATCTTAGTGAAGCTTCTTTAGGTGCTAAAGCGGTATCGCAGTTGAGTATACAAGAAATCGATAGTTCTCCAGAACTTCGACAGTCCTTGGAGGAACTATTCATCGACGGCATTATTCCGAACGCATCGTCTAAACTTATAGGGGAAATCAAAGATATGCCCACCTCCGACATGATGAGTGTCATGGGTGAGTTTTTGAGGTCAGCTAACTACGAGTCTGCTCAAGGGTCTCAAGCTCTCAAGTTTAAGAAGCTCCTCTCAGACAGTGCGCTGGCAGGGCAAGAATCGTTTAGACAAGCTGTTTACTTAAACTACTTATCGAATCTAGATAGCAACGATCCTCAGTTCATTACCGGACTTAGGTCTATGCTCAGAGAATCTTTAGGTAAGGACGTATCTGAGAAACAAGCCCTCAACTTCGTCAAGACAATCAACTCAGGTAGATTGTCACTGTTCTCTCGGACGCACGTATCAGGTAAGCAGAAAGCAATTTTTGAAGCCGAAAACCTTCATGATATTGAACGTCTAGGATTGGAGTCACAGAACCCTGAATCGGTTGTCAAAGCTATTGAAACGATAGCTAAGACTAGCGACAGCAAGTCTCATAGATTGGTAGCAGAACTCTTACTTGAGGATGCGAACTTCATCAGGCAAGTTAGTTTCGAGATCGCTGAGATCGAAGCTGACTTTGCAGGTAAGTATACTCGTCTGACGAACGGTAGCCATGTCGTGATGATTAACACAAAGACGGGTAACGGACTCGGTTTAGAGAATGCTCTTCTTGAAGAGTATGTCCATGCCTTCTTAAACAACGTAGCTAACTTGCCTCTCGATAGCCTCACTCCAAATCAAAGATCTGCACGCACGCGACTGGAAGGGTTGTTCAAGCTAGCAGAGGTAGAGTATCGTAAAGGAAAGTCTGATCCTTACATGGAGGATGCTTTCGAGAACTTCGATGAGTTCTTAGCTAAGTTCCTTCTTTCTCCTGAGCTTCAGTCACTGATCAAAGATCTCGACCCGCCTAAATCGCAGAGAGGGTTCTTCGCTAGAATCCTAGATGCTTTGGTATCGATGTTCCGAAAGATCTCCAAGTCGGAATCAGAGACCTACGCCGATGCTCTTAAAGATGTCATTTCTCTGAGCAAGTCGGTAGCTCGGACACAACCAGTGCCTGTCTCTCAGGTAGGTGCGGGGGTAGCGAAAGAAGCTATGAGAGCAGCTTCTGAGAACGCGAAGATGTATGAGTTTCTCGGGACTGACGAGGCTCCTGTATTGGCAGCTTCGCAGAGAGCAGTTGACCCTGAAGAGAGAAACTTGGATTCCGTAATATCCGATTACAGGGAAAACAACAAAGCCTCTAAAGAAGAGCAGAGAGAGATGGAGTTGCTCATGATCCACATGAGGAGCCGTATGCCTTACGGTATGCAATTACAACGTAATGAATCGAGTGACCCGCAAAGGGCGAACGCTCCCGCATATGCGTTAGGTAATCAGATCTTTATTAACCCTGAGATTATCATGGCTCAGGTGGCAGACATGGACAGCATCGGTGCGCGGATGTATGTGGAGAGTGTCATCAGTGAAGAAGTAGCTCACGTTGCTTCTTGGAACTCACTCACTTCGGCTGAGATTAACAACTACATCGACCGACTAAGTCTCGGAAACTACAAAGAGATCGCTGACGCATACTTCCAAGACTCGGCTGAGAAAGAAGCTAGTATCGCTCTCTTGGAATCTTCGACTGAAGAGAACCTTACGCCGGAACAAGAGAACGATATACGAGTTCTTAAAAGACAACTAGCCGAAGAAAAACTCCGTATGCACTTACAGAGAGTGACTCGCGGATTTACCACTGAAGAAGACGCAGATTTTTGGTCATCCGACCCATCTCTTCTCCAGATGATTGCACGTTACTTCAAAGGTATGTTCAGCAGACTCTCAGCTATGCGGGAGATGAAGGGAGGATCAGGTGTGTTAGACTCCATGCTTCGTAAGATTCATGGGGAGATCTTATTGATCAACGCTGGGTTCAACACAATCAAAGCAGACACACCGTTCGACACAGATAATCCTGAAGCTACGATGGCAGAGTTCAAACGCTTCATGGAGTCTGATGTCTTGGGTGACGCGCAAGAATATGGCGCAGCCGTAGATCAAGCCGTTACTTTGGCCGCTTCTTCGATGTCTATTGATTCTATTAATCGTGTCATGCGGAAGGCTCGTTTAGCCATGTCTGATGGGACTACCGTAATCGAGTCTGAAGAAGACGATACGTTAGAACCAATTGAAGTAAATAATCCAGACCCTTATACGGGTATGGATCATGAAGGCATAAAGAAAACATTTGAGAGCTTATCTAACGACAGGCAGAAGGTCTCAGTTAATATTGTAAAGAACACTGAATTTGAAGGGAATTCGTATGCGAGTATCACTGTTAGCGACCCTCAAAACGAAGACGTTGCATTGTCTAGTGTTACGCTTAGTCTAGAAGAAAACGGTGAGATTCACGTAGATTTAATGGTGAATACTCCTGCTGCAAGCAGTAGGACTCAGTCATTCTCATCGGATTTTATGCTCGCCGTTATTGCTAGTTCGGACGCGAATGGGATCAAGAAAATCACTACCACGGGAGGTGGGGATTACCAGAGTGTTATCTTAAAAAGAGCTAGGGGGAGTGTAGTCCGGTTCATAGGTGAAGAGTATGGCTACGACATAAGAGACGCTTTTAATGCTGCTATACCAGATTACTCTTCAGAAATGGTCGGTTATTCTACTTGGGCTAAGTCTGCATTTAAGCCAGACAATCCAAGGGCAGGGTATTTTGATTTGAAAAGACTCAGTAAAGAAACTGACTTTTCTTATGAAGTGGGCATAAATAAACTTTTGGGATCGCTTGACCAGACATTCGCCAAGGAAGGAAAACCTCAACCTAGAATGAGGAGCGAGGATTTAGAAGATATTCTAGACCAACAGTACATAGATAATGTTGCCCGTGGCCAAGATAAAGATCAAGTAGTAGGTAAAGATACAGTATCCCCTCTCGACGCACTTACTCAGAAGGACAGACAAAATATTTACGATTACGCTGAAAAAACTATATTAAGTTACTATGAAGAGTCTTCTCGTAGTGCGAAAAATCTTTTAAGCTCTCAACCAGAAGGGGATTTCGATCTTTTTGAAGCCTTGAACGGAGGAACGATACGAGAAAACAAAATTGCGAAACTAAACTGGGAAAAATCTGGTAGCCCAATCGAATTCACTTTTGATTTAACTAAAGGCAGCGCATCGTTAAAAAGTTACTTAGAACATTTTAGTAAACTAATTTTCTCAAAGAAGAACGCCCCTGAAAAGATTGGCGAGGCTATAGCCAACTACCGTGCTGAAGTAGAAGGAGCCGCGCCAGAAGACATCCAGTCAATTAAAGACAAGCATAATGCTATTGTCATGGATAAGGACGGGGAAATTGGTTTAGACTTCCCACTGTTCGCTTCCAACCGTAACCCTAATCCTGTTTCTTTGGGAGATAAGTATGACTTCTCAATGATTCCAGAACTCCTTGAAGTCCCTCAGTTTGCATACAAGACCTACAAGTCGCCTGATGGTTTCTTCTCTCGGATCTTCAAAGGGGATCTAGGCTCTCCGATCCGCTCCATGTTGGATCAAAGGGACGAGTTCAAGAGAGGTGGAATCCACATTCTTAAATCGTTCCATAAGAGATTCAATGATGTGGTCGAAGAGGACGGCATCGTCTTGGATAAATCCACCCTTGACCTCATCGCTACTGCACAGGGATACAATGAGAACTCTCTCGTCAAAAATGAATTCTATGCTGCTAAAGAAGTAGAGCATAAACAGAGAGTGGAAGCCATCGAGGCCGACGACAATCTGACTGCCAAACAAAAGAAGTCTGAGAAAGATGCTTCTAAGCAAAGGCGCGACGATGAGATCAATCTCCAAGAAACAACTGCAATCGATGCCCGAAACTTGGAAACTTCTCAGGCTTTGACTGACCTCGCTAAGATGTCTCCAAAACTCGCAGCTTTGATAACTTCGATCAGGACTGAGTTAATCCAGCCCATACAGAAAAAGATTATGAAATCGGGTATCTCCGATGAGCTTAAGCTTCGTATTGACCAGACAGGAGGATTCTACATTACTAGAAACTACCAAATGTTTAATGATCCTACTTTCGCTCAGAAAGTGAGGGAAGATCCTTTATACGAAAAAAAGCGTAAGGCTGCGATGGAATTCTTCAACAAGGACATTCAGGACAAAGCCTACGCTGCTGCTAAAGCAGACAATAAGTCTGATGCGGAAGCGAGGGACGCAGCCGACACTGCGATTAGGAAAGCCCATGCGAAAGCAGGAACTGGTAGCACTCACGGAGAAAGAGCCTTAGACGCTTTCATCCAACGATACGAAAGTATACGGTCTGGATCTTCTATAACGAGTAATAGATACTCTAAGATCGCTAAGAACTTCTCTAAGAGGAAGGACTTACCTTCGCAGCTACGAGACATCCTCGGAGAGTATGGTGCTGAAACAGGAACTGACCTGATCACACGGACTTACGCTACGGTATCTACGATAGCAGCAGAACAAGTGTTCCGAAGCAACATCGTCAAAGTTGGTAAAGACCAAGGATTCATAGTGGACGCTAAAACATACGCTGCTGATCCTAGCAAGTATCCTGACTTTGTTAAGATGAAGAAGGATGCAAATAGGAACGACCCGTTCGCGCATATGTATGCTGAGAAATCTTTGATCGACGATATGGCAGATATCATCAATCCCAGCTTCGGTAACTCTGCTAGCTCCACTGCCGAAGAGGCAGTGTCCAAGACCGCTTCCTTCCTTCAGAATATGACAGGTAAGTCGATGCTGCTTAAAACACTAGGCTCGGTAGGTTTCTACTTCAGGAACATCTTGGGTAACGTCTTGTTCTTCGGCCCTGCTAATGGAGTGCCAGCTAGAAAGATGGGGTCTACTTTCCTAGAAACCTTCTCTTTCGCCCGTAAACAGTGGAAGAATCCAGACGAGCTAGATGCTATTCTTTCTGAATACGTCACACTCGGAGTCTTCGGTGACGAGCTACGTGCAGGAATGATCAAAGAACTTCTAGACTCCAGCGGAGGGAAGAAAGACTTTATGACTCGTCTTAACGACATCATAGATGAAGCTCCTGCTATCGGCAAAGGAAAGAAGTTTATTAAAGCCTCTGAAAAGAAGCTCACTGGTTTATCCGCTTCGGTGGACGGTGCTTACAAGATAGCTTACTATGAGCATGAACTTAGTGTTCTTCGTAAAGCTAAAGAGAACCACCCCAACACCAAAGTCGGTCAGATGGGAGACAATGATCTCAAACGATTGGCTGCGGACAATGTTAAGAGGACTGCCCAATCATTGAGTCAGGCTCCTCCCCTCATTAAATCGTTGAGTAAATCTAGCTACGGAATGCTGTTCGCTCCGTTCGTCCGATTTAAAGCAGAGGTTCCAAGGATTGTTTACAACACCTATCAGCTATCTAAAGAAGAGAGGAATAGCAACAACCCAGATATTGTCCGTCGAGGACAACAGAGATTCCGAGGACTCGTCACTACAATTGGCGTAACGTCTTTAGCAGTTCCAGCAGCACTCGCTGCGATAGCAGGCATCGGAAGTGAAGAAGACGAAGCTCTCCGTAAGTCAATGCCCAGCTATTTGAGAGGGCATAGCTTTTACTACTTCACTTTATTTGGACAACGATACTCTATAGACCTGACATACCTCAACCCCTTCTCACTCGTCACTGACCCGTTCGCCCGTGCGTTTGGAGAAATGTCACGGGGCAACTTCGGGGGAGCCGTAGGGGCTTTCGTTAAAGGTGCGTTCTTCGATCAATACCTCGACGAGCAGATCCTCGCTGGCGCAGTCAATGATGCAATGAACAACCTAAACTCCACCACCGACAAACCAATATGGATTCCTGAAGTGGATGGGTTCGGTATGGCTACGGCTAAGAGTTTGGGGTATGTCTTTAAAACAGCATACTCTCCACGCTTCTTGTCAGATGGACTATCCGCTTTCGATGCCATTGGTGGGGACTACGATAACTTTAGGGACTCACCAGTCGGGGAGCTTCTAGAGGGAACTTATCCTGCCAAAGCGCACCCCATTGATGTCGAGAAACAATACCGTAGGTTCTTGCGCGATCACCAGAGCAGAATCCGATTGGTCAACGACAAGAAGTTCCGACTCTACAGTGACAAGCCTATCTCAGACGACGATATCATGGACATCTACACTGACGAACAGGAAGGTCGTATGAAGCTGAACAGAGAACTCTACCGTGTCACCCAAGGTTTCGAGAGCTTAGGCATCTCAAAACGCAATCAGGTCGCCACGATGAGGCAGTTCGGGATCGGGAAAGATAAATCCGCAATGATCGTTCAGGGCGTGATGGATCGACTGACCCCGAACAAAGGGTTCCTACAGAACCTGATCGAAAGAGGTCATCAAGACCGGATAGCTCCACTGTTCAAAGCGCGTGATAAAGAACCACGCTACATCAAACTGAAGGACTAGAGATCACCCTATAAGCTTTGTTAGTAAAATTAGCAGCCCCATAAATATTAAGAAAGGCGCAGCAGCGTTCAAGATGTCTTCGATCATGAACGCCTCCCTTTCTTTTTATCGGCTTGCCGTTTCATCTTTTCAATCCGGCGAGCTTCCGATTTTATCATGCTCGCAGCCACCACGATGATGACTAACGGCATGGCTAATATCATTCCGATTATCTGTAGGTAGTCCATGCTATTGGTTCTCTGCTGCTCGGTGGCATGATGTGCATAGGAAGACTACGTTGAGGCGATCCTCTTTGGCGTAGCCTTTGTGATGATGCGCTTCGATCCTCATGTGGGACTGCCCACACTCGGTGCAAGATTCGGGCCTGACAAGAACACCCTTTCGGATAGCCCGACGAACGGCTTCGTTCGCTTGCTTTTTCTCAGGCTCGGCCTTGCGCCTTTTCCTCTGCCTTTCGATATACACGTCTTTCTTTTTGCGGTAGTCTCTACGCTGGGCTGCGTGCTTACACTTCCGGCACTGCGTCTGCAACCCGTCTTCCTTTCCGGCATCCTTGTTGAATTCGGTCTTCAGCAACGTCTCCTTGCATCCGGTGCAGAGTTTTAGGAGATCGCTGAAATCCATTTGATTACTCTCAAACTCATGAAGAACTGCTTCCTTAATTTTCTCAACCATTTCAGGAAGATCATCTCTTGGGAATTCAAGCCAATACTTATCGGTGTCACCCTCACAATAGTCGAGGATGATATTTTTAATCTTATTCTTTTCGTTCATTGGTTATTTTTAGGGTTTGAGTTCAGGCTCATTCCTGATTACTGCCCCCTCCAATCGGAAGGGGCAGTGTTGTATCAAGACTCACTACCCATTGAGGGTGGCAGTGAGGACACGATGACCATCTTCGATAGAGGACTCATCACGGGAGGTGAGCAGGTAGTCGGCGAAGTTCACCTTGTGCTTCGCAGCAGTGCCATACTCGCTGGAGTATGCCTTGGCAGAGCTAGACGTATCACGCCCCACACCGTCACCTGATGTCCAGTATTCCGTTGCGCCATTCAGCACGTCATACATGGTCTCGCCACTGTTGCCCCTGCCTCTGATTGCGAGATCCGTGATACCGGATACGCTATTCATGGTGCGGGTTGAGAACTTGTCAACCTTGCCAGCAGTCTTGAGGAAGTATCCGGCAGCGATAGCTGCGATGTCCTGCTCGACCACCTTCTGAGTGGCGAGGATCTCCATCGCTTCGGCGAAGTGTTTCCGCTGCTCGATCAGACCAGTGATGTCCTTAGTGAGATCGGCACATTTGATGTCCACATTGCCACTGTGGGTGACCTTCAGGTCGATGTATCCTTTGCTACCGGCGAGGGCAGCGTGGATGCTGTTAGAGCAGCACAAGCGCAAGTCCGACAAGAATACGCGATTCGCTTTCCCGTTGTGACCCCCCACCACGTTGAGGTATCCACTGTGCTTCTCACCATTGATGGTGTGATCGTCCATCTTGAACGACATAAAGAAGGTCTTGAGACCGTTGAGAGTCCCCATCGCTGACAGTTTCGAGTCCGGTGCAGACTGTCTGAGGGCTTTCGCAATGGGTTTCGCGAAGGTCTCATTCTCGATGATCTGATACTTCTTCGTAGCCATGTGCAGTGGCACAAGTCCATCAGCCGTATCAGCCATGAGGTGCTTGTGATTGTCGAGCGGGATCGTCTCCCCCTTGACGGTGGCAGACACATCTGCCTTGATGATGGGGAAGAACACTCCGTTCTCCTTAGCATCACGGGGCGTGATCAACTCACCTTGAGACTCCTGCTCCAAACCGTGATACATACGGTATTCGGAGCCTTGTGGGATGAGGACGGTATCGATTTCTTTAATTCCAGACATAATGTTTATTCTTTCTTTTTTTGGTTTCGGTTCAGGTTGGTCGTTGTGACTCCTGAAAGCTCCACCTTGCATCGGGGGCTGCAAGGTAGATTGTTCAGGGTTCATTGGTTGGTCGATGCCCTTAAACTAAACGGTGTGGTTTAAAGGTCAAACACTTTTCTTACTTTTCTTTTTTAGCAACGCTAAGGTAGATTTTCTCCGGCGCATCGTCGAAGTAATGGTAGAGGGCAGGGCATAGCCAACCCTTCATCCCCTCCGGCACATCATACCGTCGATCAGAGTTGTGTATGGTCAGGTTCCTACACTCGCTATCCAACTCGTAATCATTCCCGCCCTCACTAACTCCTAGCCAAGTGAGCGAGTGCGTCGAATCCGGCCACTTATCCTTGCTAAACGTGAGGCGAAACCCATTTTCCACTTCTTCGGGATCGATGCCACTGTCTTCCAGACAGAAGTCGAGGATCTCAGACATACCGCAGACGAATGCTTCCTGCACTAGTCCAGTGGTATCGTCATCGAATGCCCACTCACCGTGGCACATGTAAGGCTCGATGGATCTGATCTTAGTTTGATTAGGTTTTTTCATCGGTTCTTCGTCGCTGTCGTTGTCGTTGCCGTTGTTCGCTTTGATTGCATCCACCATGCGAGCGAGTCGCATGATTTCTTCCTTCGCCTCCATCCTACCTGATGCAGATGCATCTGGGTTGTCCAGCACGGCAAGGTATACTTGCACGGCAAATGACCACGAAGGGGTGAGGTCGAGTTTGAATTTAGTTTCAGTTGTCATTGTTTCAGTTGTTCGGTTGTTGTTGTTCACTATCATCATCAGTTGTTCGTTGTTCATAAAAAGGACGGTAAAGCCTTACGCCACTCCCTTTAAAAGGGAGCAGCGCAGGCTGCGGGTGTTAGTCGAGCGTTTCTGCAAAGGCAGCGATCCTCTCGATTCGATCAACTACATCGACCCAATCGTATGCGATGTGGTCGCCGGAAAAGATGTAGTCTTCGTGCGCTTCCACATGATCGGGTCCGAAGACCCAATAGTGATTTCTCTCACCATCGTATCCCTGATCGATGTCGATCTTGCATCCGTGCTGGGTGGCGAGTCTTCGGGCCTTCGACCTTGCGCTGGCATTCAGATCTTTCGCTCGCTTGGGCTGGGACGGAGGGGTGATCTTGGAGGCACTCAGCTTCCACACTGCATACACTCTGGCTCGCTGCTTGAGACGTTTGTCTGCGATGCTGACAATCTCACGAAGCCTACCACAGGTAGCCTTGCGTCCCGACACCACTTGATAATGGTTGCCAGCGACGATGAGATAGACCACACCAGCCTTACGGTCAGCTTTGCTGTGCTTACGCCATTGGGCGAAGGTCAGACCTTTACCTACCGGAGCGGAGTATACCCGATCGGCGAAGACTCCTGAGTCGCGGAGGGCAGCGATGACATAGGGAATGGCTGCGCCTTTGACGAAACGCTGTCCTGATCTCTGACGGATGGCATAAGCTGCATCATCTGTCGAGGCTCCGGTGATTGCGGAGATTGCTGCGGGGCCACAGTAACGGTTCTTGCCGTGTATCGTATTCAATTTCATTGACTTCATATATTTCATATTAGGTTAGAGGTTCAGGGTAGGTCGTTTGACCTTGAAGGTGAAACCTAGCTCCTTCAGAGCTTCGATGTCACTATTGGTCAAGGACTTACGTCCTGTCAGCTTCTGTATGGTTCGCTGCAAGGTGGCATCTGCCACGTAGATCAGCGGGTTGCCATACACGTCTTTCTGCATTACTTCTATTGTCATAACTTGTTATGGTTTATTTGTTGGTGGTTGGTTTACTTACCGTAAACGGAATGGAGTTCCCATGATGCGTCACTGACGATCTCTGCGACTACACTGTGAGGATTCCGGCACGCTTCAGCGATGCCCTTGCGGACAATCCTCTGTAGTTTCCGCATCCTTTTCCACTCACGGAAATGGATGCTGATGGCGAGGGGGAAGGTCAGGATCAACACGATCTTGCCTACGATGGTCTGGTTTCTGTAGTTGAACATATTCATGTTATTTGTTGGTGGTTAGGTTTCTAATTACAATGCCTCTGCAAGAGGCAGGTAGGGTTTGGGGTTCTATCCTTTCAGGATCTGATATGACATAGCCGAACTTCACACCGTTCCACTCATAACCTTTCAGGTCACATGGAACATGGTGCAATGATTCATCGTGCCGGAAGCGGGGTTCATCGTTGTATTCGATGACATCGGAGATGGTGACATATCCAACAAGCTTTGCCTTGCCCACTCCTGTCTGGATGATTCCAACCCGCTTGCCTACAAGCGAGGCAAGCGAGTTGGAGTTGCGGGTTTCAATCACCTTCTCTCCTGAGAGGATTAAGTCAGTCCAGTGTAGCTGGCTATCGTTGCAGTTGAATGCCTTCATTTCAGTTGTTAAAGGACGGCAAGACCTACTGCCACTCCCTTTTAAAGGGAGCAGCGTAGGCCATGCGGGGTTCGGGGTTAGTGAGTCAGGATGACTACGTCAGCTTTGTTGTCGGAGCCACAGAAGTGACCTTGTGGAGTGCATTCACCACACAAGCCGGAACATACGAAGACACGCTTTAATCCCGCCTCTTTGGCGTATTCCCGTGCCTTCTGCCGATACTCTGTCGTGTTGTATTCGACCCCTCCTTTGGAGCCGATAGCTTTGAACCACCCTCTGGTGATCGGCAGGGCAAGAACACGTCTTGCAATCCCGCTATTCTCGTTGAACCTACTGCCATTGGAGAGATTCAAACGGTAGTTTGTTGGCCACTCTCCAACATAGCTGGCAAGTTCTTCCCAGCTTTTGCTGTAGCCGTAGGCTTTCAAGATCGGCTTGTTACGAAGTAAGGACATCCATTTGTCCACCGTTTCGACAGAGTCGAAGTCACCATCAACGAAGAGTCGGAAGTCAATCTTCGATTGTGACTTGAACTGCTTTGTCTGTAAGACACGGTCAAGCTCTGCTTGGACAAGGTCAAACCGGAATCTCTGTAAGAGACTGTTCCTCAGTTGTCTGAAGAAAGGGTGGACATTTCTCCAGCCTTTCAGGCTATAGCAGAATTTCTTGCATTCGCCAGCACCGCCACAGTCAAGAAGTGGCATCGAAGACCAGCTCAGAAACGGTAGTTTCTTGTTGCCATTTGCAGCAAAGGCTTTGCCTTTCACGCCAATGGCGATCCCAGCTTCGTCACTAGTGACAAGGGAGTTCTGCCACAGGATGAAGTTTGCAAAGCAATTCTGCCAATGCTTACTGGCAGTCTTGATTTCTTGTGGCATAGCCACAGTCTTTCCTTCTTTGGTCGCTGCCAAGGCAGCTTTAGAGAAGGCTATCAGGGTTTTATGTTTAACGGTAGTTGTCATAGTTTCAGTCATTATTCAGTTGTTAAAGGACGGCAAGACCTACTGCCACTCCCTTTAAAAGGGAGCAGCGTGGGCTGTGGGTTAGTGTATCCACGGCAGGTGATCATCGTTGCAAGGATTCATCCTGACTGGCATCAGTCTGACTTCGTCAAGGCGACGAAGGATGTCTGAAGTTTGCACCGTAGGATCTTCGTAGAACTTCGAGCTTTGAAGGTAAGCTCTTAGCTCTGTAAGAGCTAGGTGAGCTTTATTTATTTCGAGCTTTAGCTCGGTGTTTTCTTGCGCCAATTCGGCTTTTGTTATTCCTGCAATTTGGATTGTTTTTGTCATAACTTGTTATGGATTAGTGGTTCGGGATTCGGGGTTAAAGGTCAGGATAGACCTCTGGATCAGGAGCACTCATGTCCTCATCCTTGAAATCGAAGATAGCCTCTCCGATATCCTCGAGTCCGACGAGGAAATTACTCATCTCCCACTCAGTCATATAGCCTGATGGCTTCATGAGTCCTTGGGCGGATCTATCGAGGTGTGCTTCTAGCAAGCTATGCGCTCGTGCCTTAATGTTTTCCAGTGTCTTCATTCCGACGAGGGTATTATTTTTTTTAGCAGTTGCTTTCATCGATCTTTAAAGGACGGCAAGACCATCAGCCACTCCCTTTTAAAGGGAGCATGTGCGCGCCATTATGTGTGCGTGAGTGGGATTGAAGCGGGGTTCTCCCTTTAGGGAGTTTCTCCGAAACTTGATCCCTGAACCCCGATTCCCGAACCGTGCGTCATGATGCGTGAAGCATGGTGCATGGTGCGTGGTTCGCTATACACGCCACGGGTGGGGGGCTGGTTCTCGCGCGCGTGCGCGCCTATACATATATGAGTTTAGAAAAAAATTGACGAGGGTCTGTCTTTAGGTAGGGTTGGGCATGGCGAATTACGACCCTAAAAAGAAAAAGGAATACTATTTGAGGAATCGGGATAAGAGGCTCGACTACCAAAATGAGTATTACCGGAGGACGAAATACAGCTACGCTCGAAAGTTGGAGGTGGCCAAAGTCCTTGAACCGGAGGAGTACGAGGCATTCAAAAAACGTGTAAGTAATTACAACAAAGAGTATTACCGCAAAAACAAGGCTAAAATCATGCAGAAAAGACGTGCTAGAAAAGCGGCACTCAAACCCCAATAAAAAACTTTTCTTCTGGACGTTTAGTACCCCTTTATATATAAAGGAGTACTAAGAGCCTCAGAGAAAAGTTTTTTTTGCCGATATGCAGTGCTGGAAAAGCAGCACCTAAAACCAGGAAAAAAACTTTTCTTCTGGACGTTTAGTACCCCTTTATATATAAAGGAGTACTAAGAGCCTCAGAGAAAAGTTTTTTTTACCACTTTCGACATGACCGAACACATAATACCCGAAAATTGGATACCCATTGAAGGAGCGTCTCATTACGCCCTGACTGATGACGACTACGTATACAACCTGAAAACCGATAAGAAGCTAAAGCGGTATTGGAGCAACCTTAAACACCACTCTTACGTTACTGACGACGAGGGCGCATACAGGCTGGTAAACCACGACAACCCGTCTGTAGCCCGACACGGTCTACCAGACGAGGAGTTCGTAGTGGTGTCCGACTACCCCGATTACAAGGTAACGCCTTACGGAGCCGTCTGGAAGTTCCAGAAGACTGGGAATCGCCATCGAGGAAACCCCTTCTTAGTGCATACTAAGGACTTCGGTAAGAAAGAATACGTTCGACTCAAGACGGAAGATGGTCGCGCCCATTGGGTGCGTATGGAGAAGATTATGGAGGAGGCTTACCCCAATGATTGACATTACGCGCCAAACCAATATACTCGCCAAGTATGTCAAACTTAATTGACTTAGACGGCCTCGACTTAGGGAGCCTCGACGAAAAAGGTAAGCCAGTCGAAACACGTCTCAAGGATGTAAAAGCCGCTGTAGGTATTTTTGCAACCTTGCTCCGCGCCGATGAGAAGTCTGCCGTGAACCGCTCTCGGATCGACAGTATGTTCGATGGTGTTGCGCCTTACAGCCAATCACAGTTAGCGTCCAGTGGTCAGGGACTCAAGACCAACCTGAACTTCGGAGAGGCGCAGCGTTTGCTGGATATCTCCCTTTCGGCCTACGTTGACCTCTACAGCTCTCTGGAGCGTCTTGTGGAGGTCAAAGCCACGACAGGCGAGCGGAGTGAAGTGGGGCCAAAAGAGGAGATCGTAGCGCAAGAGCTGACGGATCTCTTCCGACGCTGGCCGGAGTTCCACAGCAGCTACCTTCGCCTCTGCACACAGTTTATTAAACACGGCGTCGGCGTCGCCTACTTTGACTCACCAGAAGACTGGAAGTTCCGCGTCGGCGGTTTCGCTGACATTCTTATTCCGAGACAGTCGCAGGCGTCCGAGAACGCAATCGACATCGCCGTAGGACGCCGCCAGTATCAGCTACACGAACTCTACCACTTTATTAAGAACGAGAAGGCCGCTAAGGCGGTCGGCTGGAACGTCGAAGAGGTCAAGCGGGTCATGATGGAGAACGTCAAGACCTCTGGCCGCGCCTACACGTCCGGCAACACCTATTCTGACTACGAGGCATTACAGGCAGAGATCAAGAACAACGACCTCTACACTGGCATCCAGAACCCTACCGTTGACGTGCTGCATTACTGGGTGCGCGAGATCGACGGAAGTGTGAGTCATTACATATCCGCTGAGTCCAGTCCTAAAGATTTCCTCTACAAGAAGGTCAGTCGCTACGATTCGCCCGAACAGGCGTATATCTTCTTCACTTATGGAGTAGGTAGTAACGGCACTTATCATTCGATCAGAGGACTCGGCCAGCGGATCTTCTCCCACATCCAGACTAGTAACAGGCTCCGTTGTCAGCAGATCGACGGCGCGATGTTGGCGTCGGCGGTGATGATCCAGCCGGAGAACCAACGCTCGCTAGACGAACTCAGCTTCACCTTCTACGGAGCGTACGCCGTGATGTCACCTAACGTGAAGATCGTCGAGAAGGCTATCCCGAACTTAGGAACCGCAGTCCAGCCAGCATTGCAGGATCTCACTCAGCAGTTGAACCTCAACACTGATACGATGTCTCCGTATGGCCCGAACCAGACTTCGCCATACAAGAACCAGATGCAGGTGGTAGCGGACATGGATGTCGCTACAAGGATTAGTGGTTCAACGCTAAACCTATTCTACTCAAGTTGGACTCGCCTGATGCGCGAGATGGTCCGCCGTATTGTTCAGGTCAAGCGACCTGACGCGGCGATTAAAGATTTCTTCGACCGCTGTGAGAAGCGGGGCGTTGAAAAAGAATTCATCCAAAAATTAGATGTCGCACAGACCAAAGCAGTTCGTTCCATTGGTAATGGATCGCACGCAAACAGACTCGTCTCGCTTCGCGAGCTTCAAGGCATTAGTGGCCAATTCGACGACGTTGGTCGCCGCA